GCGATGGCCGCGGTGGCCTGAGACGATATTCAAAAGGCAAGAGTCAGGCTCGGCTCCCGAGTCGTCCGCGGTACAGGCACAAAAAAGCACCCAATCGGGTGCTTTTTCATATTTGGTGGAGGCGGGGTCCACTGAAAATTGATCGTAAGTTACATTTGCGAAAGGGTTTTCTGTTCTGCAGCTGAAGATGTGCCCCCAGATATGCCCCCGTCGGTCAGGCGTTGTCGTATACCTTCACGCGTGAGGTATGGAAGGGTGGGATGGAACAACCCATCCTTTGCCCCCGTATTGGCAAAGTGAGATTTTCTCACTTTCGGCGGGTATTTGGATGCCGAATAGGGGCCACACAGTGTGCGTACCCTTAAGGGCGCGATTTCAAATCGGACCCTTGTACAAACAAAAAAGCGCCCCCGATTTGGGGGCGCCTGATGCCGGCCACGGTGCGAGGAATAGCGCCTGCCGGCTGTCGGGGTTTTGCTATGCAGGGCACTCACCGACTTATCCCTGTCCAGCCCTTCCCGTATGGGCCGCGCTGGCAGCGGTACTATGGAGACCACTACGAAAATTTCGTATTGGAGAATGTATGGGCCGCGCTGGCAGCGGTATCACGATCAATCGGTATGGCAGATGATCTCCATCCACTCGTGTTTTAGCTCCACGTCCAGCACTGCCTCGATCTCCAGCGTCATGCCCTGCACGGTCAGGCGCTTGCTGGTAGCGTCATCGGTTGCGAGCTCCGGGTGGTAGCGGCAGCGAACCCGGTAGGTCGTCTCCGCGTTCACCTGGGCAGCGGCGAAATACTCACGCCCGCGCAGCGGCTCGACGCTGGCACGGATCCGCGGGCCATCGATCCACTCGGTTATCACCTCGCCATATTGGTTCTGTGTCTGGCTGAAGTTCTGGATCGTCACCAGGTGGCGCAGCTTGCCCGCTCGCATCACAGCACCTCGGCCGATCGGTAGGGATTCAGCAGCAGATGAAACGTGGCGTTCTCGTACAGCGCCCGATCGGCCTGGCGCTCGCGGTTCTCGAACAGGTCGCCGACCAGCAGTAGCACCGCGGCGCGCACCGGCGCCGGCATCGGCTCGGGAAGGTCGTCGCCAAGGTATCCGGCCACGTGGCCCTCGGCGGCTTCCAGCAGCGTGGTGATGTAGGTGTCCTCGTCGTCTTCGAGGATTCGCAGGTGGTCTTTCGCTTCCTGAACGGTGACGGTCGTCATATGAAAAGCACCTCGGTTTCGATGTCTGCGGGCTCTTCGGCCCCCTGGGCGGCGCCCATCGCCATTGCGAGCGCCTGAATGCCGTCGATGCGGCCGGTACGGCGTGACTTGTCCAGCTTGCGGGCGCCAGCGGGATCGGTGACGGCGACGGCGTTGGCCGCGCACATCGTCAGCACCGGGTGATTACCGTGCGCGATGCGGCCGTTCAGCAGCTCCGCCTCGAGCGCGTCGAGTGCCGGTGCCATGTCTCGGAAGCCTTGGCCGTGAGGAACCAGCGGTAGCTCGATACCCAGCCGGTCCAGCTCCTTGCGGAAGATATCGATGCGCCAGCGGTCGAAAGCGAGTGCGTGCAGATCCACGTCCTGCAGGATGTCCGCCAGCTCGCCTGCGACCGCCTCATAGTCCACCGTCGCGCCGGGTGTCGTGCGCAGGAACCCGGTACGTGCCCACACGTCATAGGGCGCCCGGTCAGTCTTGGCGCGGTCGAAGATGCCTTGTTCCGGCGTCCAGAAGTACGGGCGCACCTGCCAGACGCCGGCCACCTTGCCCACCAGCACCAGGGCGGTGAGGTCGGTGCGCGCGGACAGATCCAGCCCGCCATACACCGGGCCATCGAACGGCTCGGGTTCGGCGGCACAGCCGGCCCACACGTCCGGGCTGATGAACGGGCTATCCAGACTAACGCGCTGATTCAGCAGCAGGTTGCGTGCGGTGTTCGACATGCTCGGCATTCGCTCAGCCTGGGCCATCTGCTCGCGCATATCGTCCACGCTGCGGAAGATACCCAGCGCCGGGTTTGCGGCCTTCCAGGCGCTCTCGTCCAGCAGGTCGCAGCCTTCGGGCCCGGCATACAGTCGGCAGACGGTGCGCGGGTCTTTCGAGCGCAGCGCGTCGTCGATCCACTGGCTCAGCAGGTCGGCATCGTTGGCCGCCTGGGTACTGATGGTGATCAGCAGCGGGCTCTCGTGGGCGCCCTGGCTGGTAGTGATCGCGTCCACGAAGTCGGACTGAGGGCCGCGCACCTGGCCCACCTCGTCGAGGATCGCCAGCACCGGCGACAGGCCGTGGGCCGTCTTGCCATCGGCCGCCAGCGCCTTGAACTCGGTATTCATCGTCAGGCCGATCAGACGCTTGCCGCTGGGCACGATCCGCACGATGCGCGACAGCTCGGGCGACTGCTGGACCATTTTGGACGACAGGTTGAATACCAGCGCCGCTTGATCCCGGCTCATGGCACCGGACACAAGCTGGCTATTCTGTTTCGCTTCCGGCCCCACCAGGTGGGCCAGCAGTAGCGCCGCGATTAGGCCGGTCTTGCCGTTCTTGCGGCCGACCGACAGGATCGCGCGGCGCGTGCCCGCCGGGTTGTCGTAGATATCCCGGATGAACTGCTTTTGAAAGTCCGCCAGCTTCATCGGCTTGCCAACGTCGGCACCCTCGGGCGTCACGCAATAGCGTTCGATAAAGCGGATGACGCGATCGGCTCGAGTCATTGCAGTGCCCTCGGAATCAGGTCGTCGTCATCGTCAATGCCCATCCGGGCGCCGCGTTCCAGCGCTGCTCCCTTGTGAATGTCTTGGGATTTACCCACCACGCTGATGGTATCGATCTTCAGCTGGCGGGCCGTAGCCAGAGCGCGGCGACTCACCTTGTCCAGCAGGGTGCAGGCCGGGTTGATCTGATCGCCCAGAATCATGCCGTTGTCGTCGATGTACGCCTCCAACTGCGCAATGTCGCCATAGGCGCGCGCCAACTGCGCCGCCAGTAACAGGTCCGCTTCGGTCCACGTGTCACGCGCCCTTGCCGTCACGATGGCATCCCACGCCGGCCGATCGGTCTCCCTGATGCGCACGAAGGCCGGAGGTTCGAGCGGCCCCATAGCGGCAGCCTGGGCGGCCGTGACAGCAGACTTGGCGCTGTCGGATCGGTGGCGGCGTGGCGTGGATTTCATGGCAGTTACCGATAAAAGCGAGGTATGGCGGCGGTGTAGGCCGGGTCAGTTGCTCGTGATTTTTCGCCACGGATGGTCAGGATCGAGCGGGATCCCGCTCGTGTCGCACCCGATGGCGGTCGTGCCGCGCCCCTGAGTCTCTGCCATCGTCTTGCGTGAGTGGCACTCGTGGCACAGTGGCTGCAGGTTCTCGCGGCGGTTGTCGTCCGTGTAGTCACCCTCGGCGTTGTCGATGTGGTCGACATCGGTTGCCGGGGTGACGATGCCCAGCGCGATGCACTGGCGGCACAGTGGCTCATCGGCGAGCACCTGGGCACGCAGCTTGCGCCAAGCGGTGCTACTCAGTGGGACGTGACGTTGCTTCTTCATCGTCGATCCCTTCGATGGTGGGCAGGTTCTCCAGGCGACGGACTTCTGATCGCATCATCCATCCATCCTCGATCGAACGCTGATAGAACTGCGCACGCTTGAGGCTGTCCCCACGCAGCAAGCCTTCCACGTTGTGCTCGACGTAGAAGGTGGTCGGGTCGTTGATCATCGTCCGGCCTACTGCCTGCTCCCACATCACCAGGTGGCGGCGTAGCGTGTGCGTGACGAAGTAGCGCCCCAGCTCCACGGCATTGGAGTAGTTGGCCTCGCGCAGATCACCGATCAGCACCGGCGGCACACGGAAAAGGCGGGCCACTTCCTCGACGCTCATCCGCCGGGCCTCGATCCACTCGGCATCCTCGAGCGTCATGCTGACCGCTTTGTACTCGGCACCAGCCGGCAACACTGGCGTCTTGCCGTGATTGCTCACGCCTGCCTGGCCCGCCGCCCAGCTCTCGCGGATATCGGTGGCTTGCTGCTTGGTCGTGCCGGCTGGCGCCTGAATGACGCCTGATAGCTTGGTGCCCTGGGCGAACATTCGTTCCCCGTGGGTGCGCTCTGCCAACGCCAGCCCCACGGTGTCGCGGGCTACCTCAATCGGGCTTCTACCCATGATCCCGTCATCGGTGTGGTATCGCAGGTGCAGCACCTCTTCGGCCAGCAGGCGGCGGATGTTGCCGCGTCGATCGCTCACTTCGTAGATCAGCGAGTCATCCGCCGTGAGTAGCACGCTGACGCGATCCGGATGGAGTGGCAGCAGGGCTTCGACGCGCCCGGTTCGGCTCCACTGGATCTCGGCATAGGCGTTGCCTCTCAGCAGCACGTGGCGCTGCATCATCTCGCGGAACTCGAGCGCGGTCTGCTTCGAGTTGGGCTCGGTGTGCAGCACCTTGTACAGCGGGTGCGTTCGGGCCTTCTCCCGGCCATCATCCGAGCGCCGGTAAATCTCCAACGGCAGGCTGGCCACGCTCTCGGATATCGCCGCCACGGCAGCATAGACAGCGGAAATACCCTCAGCACTGGAAGGCGTTACGCTCACGCCGGCCACGTCATGAACGGCTGCCACCTTGTCCCAGTAACGGTCGTAGGTGTCGGCACGCTTCTCGGTTCGGCGTCGGAACAGTTTCACTGGCAGGCCTCCAGGTACAATCGGGCCAATCGAATGGAACGGGGCTGGGCGTGGCGAACCTGAACGCTCGAGGCGTCGTAGGCCGGCGCGGCGGTTATCGTCACCTCGAACAGGTCGACATCCAGCAGCTCCCGCATCGGACGGCCGCTCTCCTCGATCCAGCTATCCCGTACCGGCAGGAAACCGAACGAACAGCCGGCCACGTCACCGCGCGTGACCAGTGCCGCCAGATCCCGCCCCAAGGTCGTATCGGGCAGGTCGATCTCGAACGCCAGACCGTCGGCATCTTCGGTAAGCCTGAGACTGCCGGCGCCTACTCTCCCCAGCAGGGCACGACCGTCATGCTCGTAGATGGCGCGGATATTACGGGCGGTCGGCTCGCCCAGCGTGCGAGTGAACGCGCCAGGCCGGATCACCTCGATGAACTCGCCCAGATCGGCGGGCTCGTTGAAGCGGGACACATAGCCGGTCAGCTTGCGCCCCTGTGGCTTCATCTCACTGCTGGCGCGGACTTCCATGATCAGGCTGCCGGCGTAGCGACGACGAAGCCTTGCGGGTAGCGGATACCCACATCGGCGGTCGCCATCGCGCGCACCTGAACGCCGCCACGGCTATAGGCTGGCTCGGCATAGGGATTGACCAGGATGTCCAGCTCCGACCAGATGCCCAGCAGCACCTGGCTGAAGTCGCCCAGCAGCAGCGTGTCGGCCGGCATCTGGTTGGTGACGTTGAACGGCTTGTCATCCATCTGGCCGCCCTGCAGCAGGAAGCCGGAGCCACTGCCCGGCACTTTCTCGGTGCTGGCGAACGTGGTTTTGACGCCAGGCGCCGCCAGCCAGTTGATCGCGTCGAGGTTGGCCAGCTCCAGCAGCTCGGACAGACCCAATACACCGGCCCAATCGCTCGGAAGGTCGGCTGTCTGGATGCCGGCCGCTTTGAGGATGCCTGTCGGCTCACCACCGGTGCCGGTGCCCGCCAGAATCGCGCGATCAATCTGCTGGGCGATCAGCGCGGTCAGGTCGTTGCGAACCAGTTCCTCGATGTCGGGGCTCGACTGCTGAATGAGCTGGCGGGACATCTCGGTCTTGCCACCCACGTGCTTGGGCGTCAGACGCACGTCATCGAACGACATCTCGCCTTCCGGTACCGCTTGGCCTTCAGACACCCAGCCAGTCGCCAGACCGGTGCCGTACTTGGGTACCGCCACGTCGCCGGATAGACCGGAGAGCACACGCACACCAAGGCTACGGGCCAGCAGGCGGTTACGCAGCGCACCGATGTAGTCCTGGGGACGGTGCTGGACCGGGACAATCTGGCCAGCGGTGCCGGTCTCGTTGGCACGGGTCTCGAGTGCCTGCATCGGAATGAAAGCGCCTTGAGCCTTGCGGCCCGATCGGCGTTCGGCTTCCTGGCTGTATTCGCGTTCGGCACCATCCAGCGAGCGGCCTTCCATCTGGGCGCGCATCACCTTCACCACGCTGACCTGACGCGCCAGCTTGTCGAGGTCGCCGCCAGCATCGCCGCTTACCGGCGTGGCGACACTGCGGCGCTCGACATCGGCCAGATACTCAGCGCGTTCGATTTGACCGACCAGGTTGCGCTCCTCGGCTTTGAGAGCATCGAAGTTCTGGGTTTCGTCTGCGGTCAATTCGCGCCCTTCGTTGGAGGCGGTTTCGACCAGGGATTTCATGGCGGCGACCTTGGCGGAACGCTGCTCACGGAGGGCACTCAGTTTCATGATAATTCACCTTGTGGCGGTGTCGGGTTGGGCTGGAGGTACTGTATGAATAACCACCATAAACGTAATGATATATCGTTGCATAGGTGTTTTAAATGGGATCTTGAATCACCTTTAAATGCCCACCGAGTGGTAACTCTAGAAGGGTGTCCATTTATTGAACGCGGTAAAAATCGAAACTCCCGGATAAGGGTTCATTTTTTGAACCCTTATTTAAGGGTGACGCCAACCTTGGCTGGATAAGGGTTCATTTTTTGCCACCGTAGGTATCAATTTTTGAACGCGGTAAAAATCGAACGGGCAAAGAAAACCCGCCTCGAGGGCGGGTCGAAAGGGCAATCTGCTCATGCCTGGGATAGCCTTCGCTGTGGGATGATGCTCGGCACCACGTCCAGATCCTTCCCCGGACAGTCGTCGATGGTGTGCCACGTGAGGGCGAATAGCGCGCAGCGGGCGCCCTCACGGCCACGCCGGTTGTCGCGGGTCTTGCTGATCAGGTTGCGGTCTTGAAGCTCCCTCAGCGCCTTGGCTAGGGTTGCTTTTGCCATGCCGCCCCATTCATCCATCATCGAGTGAGTGGCGGCCAGATTGCCGTTGTTGCGGCCGTTGTACTGACTTCCCAGCACCATCAGCACTTTCAGGGCAGACGGTGACAACTCGCGGAAGTCCCGCTGCTCCATCAGTAGCTTGGGCAATGCGAGGAAGCCGCCGGGCGCTGATACCCGATCACGCTTCTTCTTCGTCATGCCATCCTCCTCGGAGGCGGGGGCGTCGCGTTTCACGACACCCCTGCGCCAGCTACTCGGTCTCGATCAGGCGATAACGCTTGATCTTGGCCTTGGGCTTTGCCGGTTGTGGATGCCATTCCGTGACGATGGAGAAGCCGCGATTGCGCAGGTCTCGGATCGCTGCGGGCGCGTGGGCAATACGTAGATCCCATTGCAATTCAGCCGCGCTCATTGGATGGAGCCTCAGCGCCTCTAGCACCCGGCCTGTCTGGGTGGTAGGATCGAGTTCAGATATAGCTTTCGAATGAGCCCGGCCTGGGGAGAGGCCGGGTTTTTTCGTTTCTACTCGCATGATTTTGCCTCCTCTTGATCCTCTAGCTGGCCGATCTCGGCCTCCAGCGCATTGGCCTCGTCTTCGAAGTAATCCGATCGGCGTTCCGCAATCTGGCGCCCAGCTTGGGCGACACGTTTGGCAGCCGGGTCGAACGGATCTTTCTCGATCATTGCCTCGACAGCCTTGAACAGCGCCGCGGCCTGCAGCAGGTCTTCGGATGCCAACGAAAGCTGCTCGAGCTTTAGGCTGTATTCGTCGATTTTTTGCTTGATAGCGGTCATCGCTTCGCCTCCCTTGCCTTGTTAGGCTCAGATGCCTCATTCCATGCCCCATACACGCGTTGCATGAGTGGCTCGATGTCAGCGATAAGCCGCTCCAGTTCGCCACCGATGAAGCGCGCAGCCTCGAAGGTCCGGGCATCATCAGTACCAGTACGGGCGCCTGAGTAGCGGTTCTCGATCGGGCTGAAGGCCTGGCGGCACGGCTCAAGGTACTCGGCGTACACCTCGAACAGCTCACCAATCTCGTGGGGCTGGCCAGAACCAGCATCCAGCCAGGCCTTGGCGTGCGAGGTTGCCGCTTCGCTCATCCCAGCCTGGTCGATGCGCAGCCAGGGAGTAGCGATATGCTTGGCGCCTGCCTGCCAGACTTCGGCAAATTCCCAGAGGCGCCGGCTGATGCATTGCGCGGCAAAGGCATCGGGCTTGGTAAGCCCAAGGTTCAGGTTCTCGCAGTCGGCTAGAGCGTCGATGAGACCGGCGCAGCCTTTGATGCGGCTGGCGATGTCTCGCATCTCGAGGGCGAGCTTGCCGGGATGGAAATGGATGGCAGGGATTTTCACGAAAGCGTTCATGACGCCACCTCCTGGCCGTTGCTGACGGCTTCCAGGCGGTGGGCTTTGTCGATGTGGTGGTTGTAGCGCTTCAGCCGGACGGCGGCGCTGGAGTCGCTGAACAGGGCGGCTCTCGCCATAGCACGGTGGGCTGCGGCGCGTGTAGATGGACTGCGAGTAGGGAATAGGCGTGAAAATGCCATTGGGTGACTCCTTTTGGATGGAGTCGTCCCCGGTTGCCGCCAAGCAACGGATGGGGGCGACTGTACGCAAGTTGGCGGACCGGCCCAAAAGGTAACACCGGCATGCCCAAAGGCATCTCGCGCACAGCCGCCATAACTGACGGGCACAAAAAAAGCGCCGTCATGGGGGGCGCTGGTGCGCCTTTTGGGATTCGATCCGCCAAGATCGGTTACGGATTTTGCCGTAACGTTCCCAGCATATCGGGACGGCGAGGGCAGCGCAAGCATTAGGCAGTCTCCCCACTGTTACGCGCATCTTGGATGCGACTGTCGATCCACTCGCGCACTTCGTTATCGATCCACGCGACCGCTCGTGGTCCAAGGTTGACCGGCTGCGGAAATTCGCCTGACTTGATGAGCCGGTAAACACTGCTGCGGCTCAGGCCTGTTTCCTTCATCACTTCGGGAAGCCGAATCATGGCCATTGCACTTTCTCCAGGCATAAAAAAACCCGCTCGAGGCGGGTTCGGGTTTCCTTTGGGCATAAAAAAACCGCCTCGGGGGCGGTTTCTCGAATGCTGGTAATGCGGCTTTTCGGGGCGGCTGCTGCGTCCTGGCGCAGCTACACACCGTAGCTAGAACGTACCCCTTAACTGTCAAATTGGCAATTGGGGGCACAAAAAAACCGCCTCGGGTGGGCGGCCTATCCAGCTGTCGCGGATGCCAATCGGTTACCTTTCTTACCGTTTGGCATCTGAAATACCAGCATGGAAGAAAGAATACCCAAAAAGGGGCACTTTTAAAACAACTTCTTGGAATCGCTTGGCACGCTATGGCTGTTTGATGGACTCAGATTAGCGTCGGCGCGACAGTGTGTAGCGCAGGCAGTCGACACAATATCTACGTTTTTCAATGACTTCTGAGGTCGCGTGCTCGGTTTTCCGGCCGCAAGCATGGCACCTCATCGGCCGGCCGCCTTTGCGATAGCCTTTGATCGATAGGTTGTCGTTTCCCATTGCTCCTCCTGTCATCTGGATGTCATCCGCCAGCTTTCCGAAGCGGGAATACGTTGGGGGTGTCCTGTTTCAGGACATCCAGGTAATCGGCCCAAGCCTGCAGCATCTTCCGGCGCTGCTCGAGGTGCTGGGTTCGGTTGTAGGCCCTGCCATTGGGATCGCGCACTGAGTGAGCCAGTTGCTGCTCGATATACTCGCTGGGGAAGTTGAGCCGTTCCGCCAGCACTGTGCGCGCCATCGCGCGGAATCCGTGGGCGGTCATCTGGCCTTTGAATCCCATCGTATCCAGTGCGGCCTTGATGGCGGCATTGCTCATCGGACGGGTATGGCTGCGGGCGCCTGGGAACACGTACCGGCTTCGCCCGGTCAGCCCCTGGAGGTCTGACAGGATCGCCACCGCCTGGGTCGGCAGCGGCACGATCAGCGGCGATGCGTTCTTGCTGGGCTGAAATGCCCACTCGCCGGCCTCAAGGTCGATATCCTCCCAGAGTGCCTGGCGCAGCTCTCCCGGACGGACAAAGATCAGCGGGGAAACCTTGAGCGCGGCGATAACGGTGGGCGTGCCGCCGTAGCCGTCGATCGCTCGCAGAAGTGGGCCTATCTGCTCGGGGTCGGTCAGCGCGGCGTGGTGCTTGCCCCTGGCGCTGCGTAGAGCGCCCTTGAGGTCTGGCGTAGGGTCGCGCTCGGCGCGCCCCTTCGAGATGGCATAGCGGAACACCTGGCCGCAAAGCGTTTTGACGCGGTGGGCGGTCTCCAAGTGCCCGCGATCCTGAATCCGCTTGAGGCAATCCAGAAGCTCCGGGGCGTTTACCTCGGCGATCGGCCGGCGGCCAAGAATGGGGAAGGCGTCACGCTCCAATCGGCGCTTGTTCCGCTCGTAATGCGACGGCACCACTTCATGCCGATGAACCTGCTCCAGCCACTCTACGCCCACGGCCTGAAAGGTACTGGCAGCGTTCTCCGCGCCATATTGCCGGATCAGACGCTTGGCCGTACTCGGGTCGGTGCCCTGCGTCAGCAGCCGGCGGGCTTCGTCTCGCGCGCTTCTCGCATCCGATAGACCAACGTCGGGATAGACCCCGATCGCCAGACGCTTTTCCTTTCCGTGCATCCGATACTTCATCCGCCAGTAGCGGCCGCCAGCGGGGGTGATCTCCAGGTAGAGTCCGCCTCCATCCGCCAGCCGCTGGATCTTCTCTCCAGGCTTAGCGTTACGAACGGCGGTGGCGCTCAGCTTATTGGTGGGGCGGGACATTTGGGGGCATCTCGTGGGAGCTATGGTGATATGCCCCCAAATATGCCCCCTTAGATGCCGATATGTCTAGGAATCTCGTGGGACGTTGTGACAACAAAAAAGGGCCCGAAGGCCCTTGTTTGCTGGTCTCATGACACTTCCTGATATGCCCTGAAACCCTTATTTGGTGGAGGCGGGGGGAATTGAACCCCCGTCCGCCGGCACTCGCCCATCAGCTCTACATGCTTAGTTCCGTCTTTTGATTTAACGCAGTGCACTCCGGCGGGCAGGATTGCACCTTGCGATCTCTCTAAGGTTTGACGAATGTCAGGAGAGCGCTGACATCCGCGGTCCCATCAGCTTTAGCTCATATCCCCGCGGCGATGAATGGGCACATCGCTTTGGGGCCA